CACTAATGGTGTCGCTGGATCCAATGGCGGTGGCGGCGGAGGTGGTGGTGGTGGTTCAGGCCAAAAATCGGGTGCCGGTGGCGGTGTAGGAATATACGGTCAAGGATCAAATGGTACCGGCGGATCCGCCCCTAGCGGCGGCGGCGGTGGCGGTTCAAGCGGTACATCGGGCAGCAGCTCTGGTGGAGCTGGTGGCGCTTATGGCGGTGGCGGCAGCGGAGCTCCCGGTGGATCCGGCTTTCCATACACCTCAGATCGCTGTGGCAACCCAGGAGCAGTTCGCATTGTCTGGCCAGGAAACACTAGAACTTTCCCCTCAACTTGTGTAGGAGCATAAATGACATTACAAGCTTCAGGTGCAATATCATTTTCAGATGTCAATACTGAATTAGGTCTTTCAAGTACGTCTCAAATTTCTATGAATGATACTGCTGTGAGGACCTTGTTCAATCAAGCTTCAGGTGCCATTTCTATGACAGCTGGTTATGGCAAATCAAATACAAGTACACCTGGAGCACCAACATCGGTGTCAGCAAGTGCTACATCATACAGTTCTGCTTCAGTATCATTTTCTGCACCAGCTTGTACTGGCCATTTAACAATAGATTATTATCAAGTTATTAGTTCTCCTGGATGCATTACAGCAACAGGAACAAGTCCAATATCAGTAACTGGATTATCTGGATCAACCAGTTACACATTCAGAGTCAGAGCTCATAATAGTAAAGGTTACGGATGTTATAGTAGTTCTAGTGGAAGTATAACAACACCATCACAGTATACAACAGGGTCACAATTTTATGCATGTACAAGCATAAACGGTGTCTATACTACTTGGGTAGCTCCTGCTTCAGGCGTTAGTACAATATCTGTTTTGGCTGTTAGTGGAGGCGCTCGGGGAAGTAGAAATTTCTTTGGATATTGTTGTTGCACTGGCCAACAAGTAAATGTTCATGGAGATTCTGGACAGTCTGGTCAAGTAAATTGGCTTAATAATTATACTGTAGTACCTGGTCGTTCTTATACTGTTTATGCGGGCGGATCATCTGTTTATGTTTCAGGTCAATGTTATGGTGGAGGTTATGGTTCCGCCTCTTTTATGCGAGATAGTGTAACCGGCTCATTCCTTGTGTATCCCGTATCTTCTTCTGGAGGCGGTTCAGGTTATGGTGGGCCTTATCCAGGACAATGTGGCATGCCATCTTCTGCTGTAAAGCAGTGCGGCGCTTCTGGTCGTGCTTGTCGATCAGGTACCAGCGGATCAGGCGGAGGAGGTACTCGTTTTGGAGCTAATTCAGGCGGATGTGGTGCACCTGGTGGTGGATCCGCTACGGCAGGTAATTCAGGTGGAGCCGGCGGTGGCGGCAGCCCCGGCGGCGGTGGAGGCGGTGGCGGAGGAATAGGAATATACGGTCAAGGTTCAAGTGGTGCTGCTGGCAGTGGAGGCGGTGGCGGAGGATCTGGAGGCGATAGCGGAAGTGGTAACAACGGTTATTACAACGGTGGTACGGGAGGTAATTACGGTGGCGGTGGCGGAGGTGCTGGTGCATCTTACGGAACTACTCATACACCAGGTAATGGTGCTGCAGGTTTTGTTCGTATACTTTATCCAGGACATGTTCGTCAATGGCCTTCAACCTGTACAGGAGCATAAATGAATTTATATATAGAAATTAAAGACGGCCAACCAATTAATCATCCTATTTCAGAAAGTAATTTACTTGAAGCTTTTCCTAATATAGATTTGAATAATTTACCTCCAAGATTTGCAAAATTCAACAGAACAAATCAAGAAGATGTTAATATAACTATACCGCCAGAAATGGCAAAACAAAAAAAGTTAACTAAAACTAAATATGTGTTGCATGAAGATGGCCAGACATGGAAAGATACTTGGGAAATCGTAGATCTTGAACAACATGAAATAGACGAAATTGAAAATAAACATAAAAAAATAAATTTGATTTTTTCTCAACACAAATTAAAACATTTAAAAAGAACAGCAAATTCAATATTCCATTCATTGACAGATCCGGATGAAATACAAGTTTGGAAAATTTATTTCAAAATGATGAATAAAATTAAGTCGCATGATCCACATGACCAATTAATACCAACATATCCTGTACTAAATTCTAATGGCAAATTTGTTTCGAATTTAGATTCATCAGGTAATTGGATTATGAGAAATTTACATCATCCAGATTCAATTAATAATGATCCATTATGGGATACAAGACCTAAAGACGGTAAAGATTATTACCATCATCCTTGGTCAAAAACTTGGTTAGAAAAACCAAAAAAACCAAATGATGGAAAAAATTATTATTTTAGTCCATGGCACAAAAATTGGATAGAAGAATCATCGGCAAATACATTAAGCATTACGGCCAACACAACTTGACCACAAATAAACTAAATACTTGAAACTTTGTTCTTCAATAATATAGGAAATAAAATGGCAACACCAAATGATTTTGACAGAAGTAGTATTAAATATTCGATTGACGTTGGCCAAGTGGCGAAACGTGAGAAACACAATGGCTATGAGAATGTAATTGATGAGTTACGTTACCATATTATCCTAGAATGTGTTATCGATGGCCAAATGAAAACCAAAAAAATCTTCCAAGTAACACATTTGGATGTGGACAACATTAAAGATTTCGTTCACTTCGACAGTTGTAATCGTACTGTTTTGGCCAAATGGGCTTCAGACCACATTGAACAAACAAATATTGAAGCTTTGAAAGATCAAGCTTTAGAAGAATGGTTTCCTACCCGTGTATACGTTAATGTATAACATTTCATTTTAATTTGGAACCAATACAATTTTACGAGTATTGGTGGCAGGATCAATCATCTCTTGCCAATGATATCCTAAAGGTGGTTGTTGTATGATATTTGGTTGTGTATAGATAACTGGTGGTTGTTCAATCACCACAGGTCGATTAGCAATTTCATATCCAATAACACCACCAATTAAAGCTGGTGCAACCCATCCACATCCATAACAGCCTCCACGATATCCGTAATGACGGAATCCTTCATGTGCTGAAGCTGTTAATGTGATGAAAGATAATATTAAAAGTAATTTTTTCATACGATTCTCCTTTTGTGTAGTTCGTATAGGTAAGCCACCTCAGTAATTCTGGTACGGGTGTTTCTGCTTCCAAGTATAATGATGATAGCATTATTTATTTTTGTAACAATACAACCACCTGAAGCAGTAATCCATCCAGTCTTACTAATCTCAAATGGTTTCTTATGTATAATAGGATTAGTATTATTAAAAACTATTTTACGCTTCTTTACTTGTACTTCAACATTAGATTTCTTATCAGCATCAACAATAAAAGGATAGTGTGCTGCAGCTTGAACCAAAGAAACTAATTCAGTCGCTGTAGATACATTTCTCTTATCTAAACCTGTTGGTTCGTATACAAGAGAATGGTCCATACCAAGAGAATGAAGCTTCTGATTCATAGCATACACACATACACCAAAACCTCCAGGGTATTGTTCACATAATGTTTGTGCAGCACGATTGTTGGATGAAACCAAAGCTAACTCAAGGAGTTTTCCTCTTGTTAGTTGTGCTGGTAATCTGTCTCTTATTTTAGTTGAGAGCGGTATAACTTCTTCTAAATCTTGGTGTGAATCTAAAATGACCATAGCAATAACCAATTTACTAATACTAGCAATTGACCGAATTTCATTTGCGTTAGCTTGTTCTAGGATCTGGCCTTCAGCATTAGATACAATCCATGATTTGGCTGTAATTGGTTGTGCTTGAGCAAAACCAATAAAAAAACATAATATAAAAAATAACTTGCATATCAATTTAATACTCCATCAATGATAGTGGAGTATTTATTTGGTCAATTCTAGATAGCCTATTACCACAGTCATTGTAAACACCCATAAGAAAGCAAAAAATCCCAAAATATATTTCATAGGTAAATTTATAAGAAAATCAGCTAAAGACATCGGTTCAACATTTTCATCATTCTGATTTTTGTTGTTTGGAGTATTCTTCATCTTCCTTCTTTATTCTTTCTTCTTGAGCTTGTAGCCATATGAGATGTTCTTTTCTTCGTTCGGCCTGTTTTATTTTTAAAACATCAGGTTCAAGTTCAGGCCATCTTTGTTTTCTGTCATACGAAACATAAGTCATCAATATAACAACCGTTAAACCCATAACAAGAGCAAACAATCCATAGGACAATTCTTCCATATAATGTTTTATCTTTGCTCTTCTTCTTTCGGCTCTTCTAGCATCTTCTCTTAATTTTCTAGTGAGCAATATCTTTTGTTGACCACCCATTTCTTTCATCATGTGACTAACATCAGTCCAAAGACCACCTAATTCTGGAGGAGAATCATAAACCAACATTTCACGCAATTCAGTCTGCATTTGTTCTAATTGTTTTTTCATTATGACAAGTTGTAGAGCACGGCGTCCTAAGCTTTCATTGCCTTCATATATCTCTTCACGGTTTTTGCGTTCTTCTTCTTCAATAACGGCTATACATTTATTCATGTTATCAAAGAAATCACCAAGATAATTAGCAAGTTCTTGGTAGATACCAGCAGTCTCACCACCACGCTTGTTTAATTCTATTACACGGTTTTTTTCTTGGATGAATTGATTACGTGCTTCTATACTTGCTGGTTTATCAGGTGGATGTGCTTTTGAAAACTGCTCGTCAAGGTCCTTGAGGACGGATTTAACCTCCCCAGCGGCACCTTTGATGTCTTTGTATAGTTGACATCCTTTTTTGACAGCAGCAACTGCTCCGTTTGCCAAGGCAAACAGCGTTAATGGATCCATTTCCCACCTTGGCTTGATTAAAATTTTAATGGCAAAGATGACAAGGACGGCTTGTGGTCCAAAACGAATTCATATATAATGTTATATTATTATTTATGTGAGGGAATCATTATGAAAGTTCTAGCGTTACGCCTTGTTACAGGTGAAGATCTTCTTGGAGAGTTGGAAAGTGAATCGGAAACTGAATTCGTTATTGAAAATCCAGTAGGAATTACAGTTGTCCGTGGTAAAGATGGTACACCTAATGTGGGATTCTCACCATTTCCATTACACTCCGAACAAAAATCTGGTTCAACTATTGCCTTAGCTAAGAAACATGTAGTATACTCATACACTCCATCAGAAGATTTTGTTTCTAATTACAATCAAATCTTTGGCTCAGGCATCGTTCTTCCACCAACAAAACAACTTATCACAGGTTAATGACAACATTTTACACCAATGTGCAATCAATTGGTAATTCAATCCTATATCGTGGCATCAAGAATGGTGAACGAATCAAAGATAGTATTGATTACTCACCTTCACTTTATCTTCCATCCAGAAACAAAAACGAAACACTATTCAAATCACTAGACGGTGTACCACTCTCTCAAAAGAGATTCAATAGTATTTCAGAAGCCAGAGAGTTCGTTAAGTCGTTCAAAGATGACAAAGGCAAACCAATACCTGGTTCTCCAACTGTTTATGGACAGGAGAGGTATGAGTATGCCTTTATTGCGGATGAACATCCAAAGATGGTGGACTGGGACCAAGACCATGTTTCAATAGCCATCATCGATATTGAGGTTGGTTCTGAAAATGGTTTTCCTGATCCATACGAAGCAAATGAGCCAATCACAGCCATTTGTATTACCTTTCTAAATGGTAAAACATGGGTGTTTGGTTGTGGTGACTATGTTACCCAAGGTGATGAATTATATGTCAAATGTAAGGATGAATGGACTCTCTGTAAGAAGTTTATGTCTTTGTGGAAAGACCAATGTCCTGATGTTCTGACCGGTTGGAATACAAAGTTCTTTGATATACCCTATCTCATCAATCGATTCAATAAAATTCTAGGTGAAAAAGATACCAAGAAGTTATCTCCTTGGGGTTATATCTTTGAAAGAAAGACACTCATTAATGGTAAGCCAATGATTGCCTATGATCTAGTTGGTGTTGGTTGTTTAGATTATATTGAATTGTACAAATGGTATGCTCCTGGCGGAAAGTCACAAGAGTCCTATCGTTTGGATAATATTGCACAAGTTGAACTTGGTGAGGGTAAAATCTCCTATGAAGAGTTTGATAACCTACATGCTTTGTATCGTTTGAATTTTCAAAAGTTTATTGAATATAATATCAAAGACGTTGAATTGATTATCAAACTAGAAGACAAGTTGAAGTTGATTGAATTGGCTTTGACTTTGGCTTATGATACTAAGTCCAACTATGATGATGTGTTCGCACAGACTCGTATGTGGGATGCAATGACATATTCTTATTTGTTAAACAAAAGTATCATTGTACCACCAAGGATCATACAAGAAAAATCTGAGGCCTTTGAAGGTGCCTTTGTGAAAGATCCACAGGTTGGACTACATGATTGGGTTGCCTCATTTGACTTGAACAGTTTGTATCCTCATTTGATGATGCAGTACAATATTTCTCCTGAGTCTCTTATTGATCCGGAAAATTATACTCCTGAAATGCGTGAAGTTCTTTCACAAGGCGTGACCGTTGATAAATTGTTACTTAAACAGATTGACACATCAAATTTGAGTGGTTGTACATTAACACCAAATGGTCAATTCTTCCGAACTGACAAGGCTGGTTTCTTACCTGCTATGATGGAAGAGATGTATGAAGACCGCAAGAAGTTTAAGAAATTATATCTTCAAGCCAAACAGGAGTATGAAAATGAAAGAGATGAAACCAAACGATACGAAATCGATAAACGAATTGCCAGATACAACAACCTACAACTCGCAAAAAAAGTATCACTTAACTCCGCTTACGGTGCTTTGGGAAGCCAGTATTTTAGGTTTTATGACCTACGGATGGCTCTTGCAGTCACTACGGCAGGCCAATTCTCGATTCGTTGGATCGAAGCAAAAATAAACAGTTATGTAAACAAGATACTGGAAACTGATAATGTGGACTATGTTATTGCGAGTG